ATGAAGTCAGCTCTAACGTTATAGCCGCAAAAGACCGCCTTCGACTGCTATATGATATTGCCGGATAGCTCGGGAAACCAGTCGTCGTAATCTCCCACATTCATCCGTCCATCTGCGGCAGAATTATAACCGCAATCGCAGATATATTCGTCGCGAATGTACAGGCCGACGCCTACGTCAACGCATCCCGCTTCTGACCTGCCTCCGCATTCGGGGCATTTCATGAATTGGTCGCCGTAGTTGCTCACAGCACCTTCTCCATGCAGGCGCGCATTACACCACGCAGTTCATAGAAGTTGGACGCGTTATCGATCGCGTTCAGCAGGTACTCACGGTCTACCTGCTTCCTTGCCTCATCCAGCCCCACCCCCTGCTCGCGCAAGCTTTTTATGCGCGGCACATAATTAGCAGGATCTAGCTTCGCCATCACCGCGCCACCCTTTCCTCACGCACATTGAAACCCGGCACCTGACGCATACCGGCGCGTACGGTTTCCTCGGCCATTGCCTGCACAACAGCTTTGAATCGCTCCGGCGCACGGCCATATGCCCAACCCAAAGCCACACCTTCGTCAATTAGATCGCAATGCCATACCGAGCGAAGGCCAGTGCCAGACGTTGCTGCCTTGTCTTCGCGCTTCGCCCAACGGTCAGCTTGTTTCGCTTCCTTGACCAGTTCCTCGGCCTGCTCGCGCGCTTCCAGATTGCCAGCGCTCGCTTGTATAGCTTCCTGCGCCTCGCGAATTACGCGCTGCCTTGGCAGCAGCTTCCTTTTCAGCGGCAACCTTATTGCGCCATGGTGTCAGGAGCCCCTGCAACACTTCCTTGCCGAGCACGACCTTGCCCTTGCCTGACGTTTTAGTGTTGCCAATCAGCTTATTGTAACGCGCCTGGATTTCAGCTTTGGCATCATCGTGCGGCTTGGCTTCGGTCTTGCGAGCGGTATCGGCACGGTTGCCAGCATCATTCAACTTGTCGTGCAGTTCCGTCACGGCATCAGCGAGAGCCTGATTGTCGATCGCTTCGCCGTCAGCAAACAGTTTGGCTTCTCCATACAGGTCTTCGATTTCTTGCTTGATCGTCTCATATGCGGAGGTCGGCGGGTTGTTGTGTCCTGCCTGCGTCGTGGTTCTGGCGTTGTACGGATCGTATGTTTCTGTGTCTGGATTTTTCATTTCTGCTCCTCGTGTGGTTGGCTGGTAAGGCCGGGTAATGCTCATTGTGGTGGGGTCGTCATTCGACGCAACAGGAATCTAAAGTAAATGTAACTTTTACTTGCATGCCTTTGATGTTACGTTTGAATTGCGTATCGGCTTCCGGGTGGGGGCGTCGTACGCAGTCGCTCTGACAGCTCGCGCTGCAGGGCGACTTTTTTTGGTTGCTGCACTAACAATTTGCAACTGCAACAAACTGTCATTTCCGAATTCAGCGCTCGTACCTATTTAATGTCGGCATCCTGTTCGCAGGACGGCACCCGTATCGCGCGACCCAAGCCCCCCGCCCAAGCGCGATACGGGCCTTTTCTGAATAAGAACGCTGGGCCACCCATGTACTCATAAGAAGAAATCAAATACCACTAACTTTGTGGGATTATGTACTTATCGGTACTTGTTGCTTTACTAAACTAATACTGCTAAACGGTCCTCGTCTGGGAGGATAAGACCGCCTGCGCGCGCTTCGGCGCTGCCGGGCGGTTTTCCGTTTTTATGGCCATGCATATGCTGCATAACTGATGTGCACCATCGCCCATTGTAATCATCATACCAGCTACCTATCTTCAGGTTGTTCAGTCTCACTCCTCCTCCCAGAGGCTGAACTCGAAGCGTGGCACTCCTCCTCCCAATAGCCGCGCTTTCCAGATCAGCCCGTTGCACACTCCTCCTCCCAGTGCAGCGGGCGTTCTTGTTTTTGGGGCTTGCTTCAGAAAGGAATCTCGTCGTCCAGCATCTCCGAAAGACCTACCGAAACATTGTCGTTCGCAGGCTCCGGCGAATTGTCGTTATCGGCCTCGAGACTAAGGCCAGGACGTACGTCTTTCACATTCCAGTACTTGCCGTTCGGAACGACACTGATTTCGTCGGTGGTAAGCAACTCACGCTGTCGTTCAAGCCATTCCATGACCGTCTTTGGAAACGGCCGCTGACCTCCGTGCTGCGTCCACCATCGATGCGCTTTGGTTTGTGCGAATCCACTGTGCTGCGGGCATAGCCATTCATTGATCTGCGTATAGCCCGCGATGTAACTGCATTTAACCGACGGCGGTTTGTCGCCCTTGCCTTCGTGGAAATGAAACGTCCGCCCTGTCACCTTGCGCCATTCAGCCTCGGCGGTGCTGACAATCGGAACGTCGGCGGCTTGTCGGGTTAGCTTTTCGTCCTCATTCGGCGGGAAGTCATATCCGCAGCACGGGCACTTCATCAGCGAGATGTGCACCTTCTCACCGCAACCGACCGCCCCGCTGTCGTCAGGTACGGTTGGGCAGATCTTGATTGGCGGCTCCCCATTACCAGCACTCGGTGCTTTCGGCTCGACCATGTCGACAGGACCATGCCGATCGACGAGTTTCGCGAAATCCAGGACGAGGCAATTACGTTTAGGGCCTGCCGAGATAGCAGCAAGCCGATCCTCAACCGTATCCAGTGGTGCGCCTGGCTTGTAGAGCGGACGAGTGCCGCGGCCAGCCATTTGGACATACAAACTCAAAGACAAAGTTGGGCGCATAAATGCAATTAAATCAACGCCCTTATGATTGAATCCTGTTGTAAGAACTGAATTGTTCGTCACGCACTGGATGCGGTAGGCTTTGAAGTCCTCAAGGATGCGGCGGCGTTCTTCCTTCGGAGTATCCCCCGTGACAGCCTCGCACGTAATGCCGCGAGATCTGAATACGTCGCGCACGTCCAGCGCAGCCTTTACGCCGGCGCAGAAACAAAGCCAGGAGCGACGATCATTGCCTTTCGCGATAATCTCAGAAACTACTGCGTCATTGAGGTCGGTTCGATTGATCACCTCTTCTAACGCGCGCTGTTTGTAATCTCCTCCGAGCCGTCCGACGCCGTTTACGTCATATTCTGTTGCCGTCGGCTTGCTCGTTAGCGGAGCAAGGAAGCCGTCACGGATTCCGTCAGCAACGCCGTATGTGTAGACGATCTGGTCAAACAGGCGATCTGCGCCCTCATCCAAGCGACCGGTGTCCAGCCGATACGGTGTGGCAGTCAGTCCGAGAATCTTCATGTCCGGGTTTATCTCGAGCAGAGCATCAATGAACTTGCGATACATCGTGTTGCTGTTGATCGGGATCAGGTGGCACTCGTCGACCATCAGGACGTCAATGTGTCCGATTTGCTTCGCCTTGTTGTGAACCGTCTGAATGCCAGCAAACACAATCTGACTGCGCGCATCACGACGCCCCAGACCAGCCGAATAGATGCCTGCAGGTGCAAACGGCCAGACGCCAAGCAATTCTAGATAATTCTGTTCGATCAGTTCCGCGACGTGCGTAACGACCATCACGCGCATATCAGGCCAGCCTTCAACAAGGCGCTGGATCAGAGACGCCATGACCAACGACTTGCCGCAGCCGGTCGCAAGATCAACAAGCGGATTGCCCGCCTCCTCTTGCCAATAGTCGAAAACGGCGTCTATTGCTTCTGACTGGTAGTTTCGTAAGGTTAGCATTGTGGATTTTGACCTCAAGCCTAATGATTACATTTCCGTTGTGTCTGCAGTAGTAGCTGCCATAGCGGCAGGATTCGCGTTCGTTTCTTCGAAGCATGCGAAAAGGCAGGCTGACGCTGTCCTAGGAAACGTTTCTGCAAGCTTCAGTGCCTATCAAGACGATTATAAAACGGGCGAATACGCTGCTCGCGTGAGGTTCGAAATTGTAAACCACAATAGGAAACCTCTCCTGGTCCATAAAATATGGCTAGAATATAAAGGTGATGTTGAAGTTCTTAAGCATCACAAAGAAACCGTATCGCTATTGGATGATATAATCAGAAGAGCAGATACCGGAGATGCATCATACATTTTTGATATACCGCATCGGCTTAGAGGTTGCGGTGCTAACTCCGACCCGGATCAAGCGATCTTAAAATTTAGAGCAAGATGGAAGGAAGACAGAACTCCTTTCTATTTGTATTTTGGCTGTATATGGAGCTTCGAGGGCGATAAAGCCCACTCGTTCTCTTACGCCCGGATGCATGTCATTCCACCTTCCTACTAATTCCATCCACCCAAACCTCTCCCGACTTCATGCGATAAGTGATCGTCTCCGCCTCCTCGTCGACATCGATCTGTTCGCCATGCACCATGCCCGGCAGATACAAATGAGCAGGGCACCCGTCGCGCTGTTCGTCGATCGATAATGGCTTTGCCCATCGCGCGCATGAAATATGGCAATCGCCGCCGCTTTCAGGCTGAGCATGAAGGCATGTGCGGCAGTTCACACGCGGCTGTGCATCGTGATGACAGACGGCCTTGTGCTTGCAAAACGTGCACCCAAAGAACTCCGGGTTTTCGCTAATTCTGCTCGGCGGCATGTCCGAAAACACGATGCGTTCGCAGCGCGCAACTAGGCGCAGGCAGAATTCAAGATCGTATTCGATGCGCTCTGAATAAAGGCTGTCACTGTCCTTGCATGAGACGAGATAAAGGCAGCGGCTCAAACCGAAGGCATGCATTCCAAGCTGGCACTGCGCATAGTGCAACGGCTTTGCTTTCTGACAGCCGTCCTTAACAATCAGCGCGAAGCCCTTGGCATTGCTTGATTTAAACTCTAACAGGTGTTCTGTCTTCGACGCCTCCGGCACATTCATTGCCTTGCCGTCGCACTTGCCGCGCACAAAGCCAGATACAAGCCGGATCTTGTCTTGCTGCCCGTATACGTCGACGCCGATGCGCTCGAGATCAGCAACGAGCCGATCTTCTTCGATATTACCCGTTTCAAACAAGCGCAGCTGGCGTCCGCTATGGACTTCTTGAGCTGATGCCCACCTGAAGCCATACCAAAGTGCCCTGTCGCATTCGGTGCCCGCCTCGCCCACGCTGATGCCCCATGAGTCCCAGGATTTCTCCTGGGCCTCGTAAGCAGCATAGATCGCGCCGACGGTTGTCGATTGAGGTTTGGGGAGTGGGGCCACGACTAGGAACCACCGAAAAGCGGTGACGATTCCAATGATGACTGATGACCGCGAATATCTCCGTCACGAACGTATGTTGTCCAAATCTCACGTCCGTCACGCGTTACGGGGTGCATCTCGGAAATGTTGTAATCAACATCGTCGAGCTCATCGGCATCCAGTTCGAAGTCATCACGCTCAATATCCGCATCTATCTTAGACTTGGCGGCATCAAGGCTTTCGGCCTCAATGAATGTGGATGATCTGCCATGGAAGGTGTATCGCACTGAAAACTTAGGCATCAGCTTGTAACTCCCAACTCGCGTAGCAAGCACGTTGCGAAAGGCACTAAGGAATGCGGATCAATGATTTCGATCTCAAATTCCCCGCCCTCGTCAGAGTCTATTTCTGTGACTGGTTCGTGCCGCAGTGCATACTCAACGGCGTTGAAAATCGCGGTTTCTGTGGGTGGGTTTAACGTAACCATGGTCATTCGCTAGCCTCCGGGTACATCGCAATCATGAAGTCCAGCACTCGCTGCGGGCAGAAGTCATCTTCCATGGCGATGTATGCATCTTTGGCGCGTTCTGGGACGTTCCAAAGGTCATTCCACCTTGAGATTTGCGCATTGCGTTCCGCATCGTCGGCTTCTTCCGCTTCATCATAACCACGCTGCCATTCGCTGCGTTTAAATGCATCGCTGTATGGATTTTGTCCGTAGCAATTGTGGTACGAGCGCTTGCCGTCTTTGTATGGATTCTTGCTCATATTCAGACCCGCATCGGCATAAGCACGCACCTGTATCCCGGCCGACCGGCTGACGTGATCAGTGCAGGCGAACCAGAATCTGCCATCGACATCGTGACTTCATCTGTACCGAATGCACTCATGAGGTCGGTGACATACTGACCGTTGAAACCAATCGTCAGAGGCTCGCTGCTGAAGTTGACTTCCATTTTCTCAGTTGCGTCGCCGCGATCGGGATTAGCAACATTCAGCGTGAGAGCATCCGAAGCAAATGAGAACCGAACCGCCTTACCACGCTCGCTGGCGATAACTGATGTACGTCCAACAGCTTCGCGCAATGCTTTTGCCGATAGCGTAGCTACACGCTCCGATGGCTTTGGAATGACGCGCTCGTAATCTGGATATGTGCCGTCGACGAGTTTCGACACGATGACTGTCGAACCGCTCTCGACCATCACCTTGTTCGACGACAACGAAACCGACACAACGCCGGTCGGCAGCAATGACAGCAGCTTGTTAGGCAGAATGACCGGAGCAAACGCGGCCTCCTGTTCAATGCGTGTTGACGCGAGACGATGCCCATCTGTCGCTGTGGCAACGATATGTCCGTCCTTGGCTTCCAGAAATACGCCGTTCAGGTAATAACGGGTTTCTTCGGTACTGACCGCAAACTGGACTGTCTGCACGAGCGAAGCGAGATCCACTTCGATCGTGGTGTCGAAGCTTCCGCGATTGAAGGACGGGAAGTCAGTAGCTGGCAGTGTGTCCAGCTTGAAACGGCTTTTGCCAGATTTGACAACCAGATGATTGCCGTCGGCTTCCAAGTTAACGTCACTTGTGGCCCGCTTGGCAATATCCAGAAGCAGCTTACCCGCGACCGTGACAGTGCCGTCCTGGCTATCCAGAACCGGCAAGCTGGTGCTGATTTCCAGATCAAGATTTGTGCCGGTGATGCTCAACTGTCCTTTGTCAGCGGACAAGAGCACGTTGCCAAGAATAGGAATTGTCGTTCTGGCTTCAACTGCCTTCGTCACTGTCGACAAGGCGTGCGCTAGCTGCGCTCGGTCAAGCGTTACCCGCATGGGCTTCTCCTCGTGTTGGTGGTTTAGGCGCGGCTGGTGACCGCGCCGTGGTTGGTTTTTAGGCTGCTAGAGGCCAGCCGTCTTCGTCAAGCTCAGGCGGAACAAATTCGATGCCATTGAGATCGGCAAGGTGGTTCAGCAGCGCTTCGGCACTGCCCGGCATGTTATCGTTGGCCGGTTGCACCCATGGTTCGCTTTCGGCATCGTCAACAGTCAGTGCCTCGATAGCCGCCTCAATGGTGAAGGGCTTGTCCTCATTACCCAACACAACCTTGTCACCATACGCGCCGCCGATCTGGTCTTTCAGATCTTCCCAAGTTTCAATTTTCACACCCCGAACGGCCAAGGCAACTTTCATAATATCGCCTTTGCCTATCGTGTAGCCACGCTGTTGATACTTCAGGACGCGTGTAGCTGACGCGAGTGGATAGCGAGTGCCAGCATTGAATTTCAGAAAGCGCTGGCTGTTGTGCTTCAGAAAGTCAGGATGAAAGGTAAATCCGGAATCTGGGCTGTTGGCGCCTGCATCCAGATCCACCGCGCCCATGCAGATGGTGAAGTCAAAAGCGTCAAAAATAGACTGGGCACTTGGGAAGAAGTCAAAATACATCAGCTGAGCAATATTGTTGCTCTGATCGGTGAAGGTCACGGCGCGCTTGCTGGCAGCCACGCACCATAGGCCTTCCTCATATGCGTCATAAATAGCTCGCTCGAATGCGCGGCGAGATTTGAAATACAAGTCAACGTCATTGATGTCAGTCCCGGTAAAGACGCTTGTGACTGCGCCACCAGCAACAAACGCACCGTCGAAGCGTATCGGAAGCGCACCATCGATCTGTCTGCGCTCGGATTCGTAAGCCATAAAAACTCCTCGTGTTGGTTCGGTGGGCTACCGGCGCGAAAGCACCGGCAGCTTTTTGGTGCTTACTTAGACCAAGGACGGCTGCCCGCAGCTTTTGCAGGCTGCGCGGGCTTGTTGTTGTTTGCCGCTGCAGGTCGGTTGTCATTGGCTGGTCGCTGCGCTGCCGCCGCAGGCTGTTGAGCGTCAATGCTCGGCTCAGGCACGTTGTTTTCGTCAGGGAAGAAGTATTTCTTGATCTCGGCACGCGCCGGATACTGGCCGTCCTTTGAAGGCTTGCCGAGGGCTACTCGCACCGTGAACGACTTAAAGAGCAGATCGTCGGTGTCTTCTACCGAAGACATTTCGAGCGCGCGGCAAAGGCTGGCAAATTGCCTTTGACCAATTTCCTGAGCGGTCGGGTTCTTGTTCTCAATGTTGTAGTTGTTGAACAGCTTGCGATCAGCATATTCAGCGGGCTCGAGCACCTTCAGCGTTGTTTTCAGAATGGTGCCGCTGCCGGTCGAAGTCGGCACCACGTCGGCCGCCTCGATTTCCATCTTGTATGTGCCGTTCGGCAGTTCGGAATAGTCCGACTGCGTCGTGTCGTGTTGGGTTGCGTCAAACGCCGTTCCAAGTCTCGCCATGTGTTAGTTCCTCGTGTTGGTGGTGTGGTTAGATAAGTCGTCCTATGCGACGAGCATAGTCTACCGGATGGCTCGCCTTCTTTGACATGTTACAAGTCGGGCAAAGTAATTGTATGTTGATTATGTCATTCGATCCGCCCAACTTGAGTGGCATGATATGATCGACATGACGGTTTTTCTTCTTTCTGATTGACGCGTCGCAATAAATGCATCGGTAGTTCTGTTTTTTGAGAAGATCTGCAATCTCTTTCAGAGTATGACTACCCTCTGCGCCACGCTTTCTTGCTCGTTTAACTCTATCATTGTGCGCAGCGCGCTCCGGATTTGCTATCCGCCATTCAGCTGCACGTATTCGCGCTGTTTCTGCATTGGCTGCGGCATAAATACGCGCTGTTTCCCTGCGAGCTTCAGGGTCCGACCAATAGTATTCATGATCTCTTTTCTTCTTTATTTCGGGGTATTCTCGTGCAAATTCACGCGACCGCTCTCTATTGCATTCTTGACAGATCGCATCTTTCGTCGATCTCTCGGCGATATGTCCACGCTTACAGGGAAGCCCGGTGAAGTAGTGCTTCGCACCGATTTTCTTAGCTTCCGCACGCGTGCGCGGAAGCGCGTTATCGTTGTCATGGAGCACGGTTAAGCAGCTTCTTGCTCTGCGTCTGCACCTTGAACTACGCGGCCATACGGCTCAATAATATGGGGCTGGAAAACTGCATATCCTTGCCCGGCTTTATACGGCAATGCACCCGTCAGCTTATGTCGATTTTTAGCGATAAAGCCGGGACGCTCTTCGATACCAATTAGCCGCTCCCCACTTCCCTCGCCTCGTTTTTTGACGTTATCCTTGTGAAAGCCTCCCGCCTCTTTTTGGATCGAAACCCGTTGATGAATAAACCCAACGATATCAGCAGCATGGGCTAACGAATTAGCGTCATCCTGCATTCTCAGATTAAGGCGATAACGAGGGTAGCTATCGGTTGTAACACCAGGGTCGGTTTTGGTTGTCACATGAGCTATCAACACAACTGCGTAGCCAGCCGTCTTTAGTTCTGTGAGCTTCTTGATCACTTCACGCCAGATTTCTGCCGTAGCATTCTTCGGCTCAGCAAACTTGCCATCGCTGATTGTTTGCCAACCATGTCGCGCGCACGCTTCGTCGATTACTAGAGCCTCGAGGCTATCAACAGTATCAAGAACGAAGGTTAATCGGTCATGATCTGCCTCGAGCATCCAGTCAATCTGATCAAGAAACTCAGAATACGTTTCAGTCAATCCGAACGACATCATATCAACACCAACAGGAGGTCGCTCATTCGCACCAGTTCGCACGTAGAACGGGTTTGGCCACTCTCCTGCAAAGCTAGTTTTTCCTAGCCCCTCGCCCCCATAGATAATGAAAATAGGCGGATATGGATCTTCGGCGCGTCTCAATTGGCTGAAATCAATAGCCATAATTAACTCCTCGTGTGTGGTTAGTGGGTAAGTTGAATGACGATCATCATGGTCAGCAGGATGAGTGAGCCGATCAGCCAGACTGGCGCAGAAGTTGCCAGCGTGGGAAACCGTGGGTAGATCATTGGCCACCCCACAAATAAAGCAGGCCGTAGAAAGGCAGCACGGCGTTCCAGAAAATGAATCCTGCCACGATCAGCAAGAGACCGAGCGTAAAACCGGTCAGAGCCAGCGAACGTGCAATCTTCCCGGTGCCATTACCGGCTGGAGTGACGACGTTCACGACAGCACCCATGAGTAAAAGCCGATGGCCAGTGCTAAGGCTGCGACAACTGCCAGCCCCATGACGAAGCGGTCACCAAGGCCGAGCGTCGTTTCGCTGGACAAGATGCGGTCGTCCTCGACGACGTAGTCTTTGAAGGGCTGGTTGCTCCACGGCGCCGTCATAGGCTGGCCTCATACGCAGTGCGGGCCCACGCTGCTTCGTGCGCTGCACGAATAACCGCATTGGCTGTTTCACGGCGCTTGCACTTACGCTCGCCACGAGTGGTGCCGTCAGCGAAGCGTCGAACTTCCTTCGAAGGGGTGCGAAACCCACGGCCGCCAGTCATCTGCGCCATCTCATTCAATCGACGATCATGGTGCATCTGATCGCGTGCTGGCATTCCTAGAAGTCGGTCTTCACCATATTCACGGCTCAGGACCCGCTGTAATGCATTCGGTCTATTGTGCATAATACCTCCTCATTCCCCGCCGCGATTGCAGCGGGGCTGGTTGGTTTATCGGTGGGATTTACTGGTTAGGCGGCGATGCGCGAGTAAGGCTCGTCGTGAGCGATCCAGTGGTCGACGGCGTCCTTTGCCGACTTGAGCCCGAGACCAGTCACAGATCGCAGCTCTTTGATCGCTGAAAGCTTCTCACCCTTTGCAGCGAAGCGTTGCCATTCGTGCTTATAGGATGGTGCAGGCTCACTCACCTTCTGCGTCAGCACATACACGCCGAATTCCTGGCCCTTGTGGACACCTGCTAGACGCGCGGCTTCCTTTGCGGCCAACGTTTCATTGGCGTGAACGAACGGCAGCGTGGACGGCTTTGGCTGGCCGTTTTCGATCAGCGCGACGATGGCGGGTTTTGCGACGGGCTCAAATGTGAGCTTAAAGTTTCGCATCGTAAACTGGACCGGTGCAGCTGCTTTGACAGGCTCGTCGAGCCATTCGGCGATGAGGTCGAGATTTGGCTCATTGCCTATCCAGCGTGATCCGTGAACACCGTCTTTCTGGAAGATGCGGATCCCGATATCACCGGCTATATCAGCAGCAAATGCATATGAATCATTATTTCGTGCCATCATAGGCCCAACCTTACGGCCGTCACGCGTACGGTAGTATTTGCCTGCTTCGATTTTGAGGGGAGCGGCTACAAGGTCGGATAATTGTGCGTGCCAATTGCGCCCTGTTGTTCCCCATCCACCAAAAGGCGCGTCGAACAATACGCGCGCATAATTATTCTTGATTTCCTCGATGACACCGATGGAACCGCTATTACGGCCCTCGCCTTCATCAATAGTCAAACGCACCCGGTCGCCGACCTTAAACGTTTGCGCCGCAAAAGGCAGAATTTCAAACTCATCTGACGTCAAATAGAACTCGTCGCCAACACCGTCGATAACCCAAACACCGCCATTCTCGACGGTTTTTACCTCGTACAGTTCGCCTGCGCGAACGTCGATCTGCGTCACCAGGCTTCTAACCTTAAATCCAGCTTTAAATTTACCCATCAAGCTACTCCTCGTGTTTTGGTTTTTTTGGTCAGCTTCACGCCCTTGGTGAAATCGACCGGAATGACATTGTCTTCTTCTGTTCCGACCTCAGGGCCGCCACCGCCGTCGCCATCATTGGCCGGTGGTTCAACTTCGAAGCGCGAAACTTCGATTGTCCCAAGCCCG